TTGTAATTCATAGCTGCAGCTATAGCCGATTGTTCATTACTGGTAAGAGTAGTTTCCCAAGGAGCAAATATGCCAACTAATGTAGTTTGGTCTGGTATCACAGAAGCCAGCGTTACTGCCCCGAGACCTGTCGCCAATATACCTGAATTTGATATGCCAGTGCCATCACCAACCACACTGACTACACTGCTCCATACCTTGGTATTATCTGCAAGGTTAAATTTCAGCAGGCTGCCAGCAGCGATAAAGGATTCCCCAGAACCTGCTGTAGCGTCTTGTCCAAGTCGCTGTGCCTTACCAAAGATGTCTATGCTGCCAGTGCAGCTTCCTGTGTTGGCTGTGACAAGATTCCAGTATGCATATGGACTGGTGTATACTGGATAATTCTTGTAGAAAAAGTTTTGCAATTCTAACGCAGCTTCTGCAAAGGTTGTGTTGCTACCGCCATCGATCATTGGCTGTATGTTGTCTATAACGTAAACAGCATTTGGAGTGCCAATGTTAATCACAACTTCTTGTGCATTCAAATCGTATTCTTCGTACAGGATACCATCTGTACCAAACACGTTGATATTCTGATATGTCCCTGTGGGATCATTGATGTCCAGGTATCTGCTCTGTCCGCTGTAGGTGCGATTAAGTGCCTTTACCTTCAGAGCCTGGCTGCTCTGCAGCGGAAATAGATTATAATCTTCACCGTTGACCATGCGGTCTTGTGTGTAATATACCTGTTCGGCTGCCAGCTGTATCTGCTGATTGCTCTGCGTAGTCTGGCTGTTGGCAACCGTGTATTGTAGATTGGTATTGAACGCCACGCTGTATGTGTTGAACAGATTGTCATTGTAGCTGAAGTTGAACTTGAGATTGGTCATGTCCGTGGGACGTATCTGGTACTGAAGACCATTGCTCACACGATACCAAACTCTGAGCAAACCGACCGGAACAGTACCAAAGTTACCATCGGCGAATCTCAAGCTAATCTGGTCAGCACCATTGAAATCGCGAGTGATGATGCTGTAGATATTGCGAATGCTGTTGTTGATGCTGTTGTAGATAACGTTAAAGCCATTGACGCTTGGTACCTGAGTCCAGTTGGCTGTGACAAGGCCTGCTGTGTTGATGTTCTGTACCCAAACGTCTGTTTGGTTGATGCCGCTGACATTGACATCTATAACACGATTGGCTATTGGTAGATCCAATTGGTAATCAGAGAATCCCATGGTTCCCTGTTTGAAGAACAGGAAGAAGCCCGTGTTTGCACTGTCATAACCATTGCCATCGTTCTGATATATGATGTACCAGCTGTTGATTGGATTAGGATCTCTTTCAAAGAAATAACCAGTAGTACCAAGCACGGTGGCATTACCACCAGTTGCTCCGTTGAAGTCTGGATTGGCCAGCTCAAAGTTCATGTTGTTGCCGCCTACTACGGCTGTGAATGGAACAACGCTGGTAGGTATGGCTGTGTTGTTTAGAGCATATAGTTCAGTTGGTATGTTGTTGACTACGCCACTCTTGGCAGGATTACCAAAGTAATTGGTGCTGTTTAGAGATGCATTCAGCACCAAGGTAAATTGCTCTTGCCAGTCCGGATTGTTCTGATCATTCCAATTGATAGGAGTGTTCTTGAGATTCAGACCATTGGCGTCGTAGATGTCCTCATTGCTTACTATCTGTGAAACCTTGAGTATGCCCGCGCTTGGTATGCTGCGTTGAGGTTGATAGTTGAGCATGCGAGCAAGACGGAAGATGCTGTCACGACGCTGTGCAGTATCAAGGAAGTTCTCGCGTGTATTGAGATCCATCCTGAATGCCAAGCTTTGACCCAGATAGGCCAACAGGTCAATGATTGCTACGAATTCGCTGCTTTCAGTCCAATCGTTGAAATCTTCCGGATAGTTGAGGCGAATGTATTCTACCATAGCAGTGCGTATGGTTGGAAAGTCATAGGCGTTGAAGTTTACCTGGGTAAATGCCTGATAGATGACCTGCCAATCTTCTGCTGCGAACAGCTGCTTCTGACGTTGTTGTTGACTTACTGCCATCCTATTCCCTCATCACGAAATCTTATCTAAGTTTACTGCGTCTTGGTCAAATTGGACACTAAAAGAATTCACCACTCCGTAAGGTTGATAGAACAGCGTCATCTGCACCAACAGGCCTTGGTTGATCTGCGTCACTGTGATACCTTGCAAGATCACCCTTGTCTCTGTGTTCACTATGCGAGTAGCCTCGGCTGTCACAGCTTCGATCAATGCCTCATCAAAAGGTTCAAACAGCATGTCCCAGATCTTGCATCCGTAAGTTGGCATCATCACTCGTTCGCCAGGTAGGGTATTAAAATGATTGTAAAGATCGCGATCAATCAGAGGAACGTCGGCAAATGCTTGATTCTTAGCATTTGTATCCAGCGTGCTGAACCCGTAGAATACCTTGGTAGGAGCAATGATGGCCATGAGTCTGCAGAGTACCTTTTATTATCATGATATTTAGCCATGATTTAACGGCGTATTTTTGTTACGCGCCGCCGCTGTTGATGGGGTTACCACCGCAGAAATTGGTACATTCAGCTCGCCTACGATTCTGCAGCCCAGGTATCACCTTACCTGCAGCATGGCAGTAGCTCATCCATTTTTCCGTAACATCAAAACTGCCTGTGTTAATGATTGCAGCTAGGCTGTTGCAGTTACCAATGTTGTAGGTAAAGCTAACCAACATATCAAACTGAGTTTGGCTGATGTTGACGGTGATGGCTTTTTGTACCTTGGCTTCGCGCGGTGCAAGGTCCTGCTTAAACAAATCAAATATCTCAGTCTCGCTAAGAGGTGATGTTAGAGGACGCTTTTGGCCGTTGATGGTGACGTAGTTACCTGCCTTCTCATCGGGCAGCAACAAGTGTCCGATTCCTATGGTAGGTAATCCTGCGCTGTCCAGATAGGTCTGTGATTTCTTGCCTTCAAACTTGGCTATGAATTCGGCACCTGCTTGGCTGGTGCGCAAGCTACCAGCCGCCTGCTGATCTTTAGCAGCTCCTTGATAGCTGTATTGCGGTTGACCTTTTTGATCATAGCTTTCGCCTTTGTAATTTCCTGGAGGACTGCTGCTGTTTGGAGCTCCTTTGAGATCAAGAGGTTTGCTCTGAGTACCCAACACCTGACCTGGCAACAGAGGCTGACCTGTATATGGATCTGTGCTGCTGCCTGTTTCAACGTGACCGTTGAAACCCTGCGCCGTAGCTGCATGTCCTTGGAAAGGCTCATGTGCCGGCAATTGGCTCACTATGGTGTTGCGCAGAGTAAATGTCAACTGTGCAGGTGCAGTTACAACTGTGTCTTTCTGCTGGCTGTCTATCGGAACAAGTGCAGGTGGTGCTGCTTTGGCAGCGCTTGGTGCAGGACCATTGAGATCTATGCGAGATGCACCCATCACTATGTTATTGTTCGTTCCAATGCTGAGCAAGCCGTTGCTTTGCATGGTGAGATATCCACCAACAGCAAGATCATAACTGCCATATGCATAATCAAACATGTTGGTTTGAGCTGTACGTGCCATCAAACCAGTGCTCTGGATGTACATGTCTCGGTCGCTTGTAAGATGCATGTCAAGGTGGGCATTGATCATCACCACACCAGCTTGGGTGGTATTGTTATTGGTCACTGTGATTGGGTTGTTGGTTGTTTCATTTTGCAAAGTACCAATTATGGTGCTGGCATTGCTGATCATGGACTGGTTGCCAGGAGCAAATGTTATATGTAGATAGGTCATGCTGCCGTCTTGATTGGTAGTGACATCTCCCAAGGTGGCTTTAGGTGTTGTATTGGTTGCTGTGCTCTGTGTGCTGGTTTTGTTCGCCGGTGGTGTAGGGGTTACTATCTGTCCAATATTGCCCTGAATGTTTTGCGTCATGGTAGCATAATCAACGGTACCATCGCTGTTAAAAACAATGTTTTGTGTGTCATCACCGTTGCCAGCTGCAAAGCCATATACAGTAGCATGTGCATCTGGGCTATCAGGTATCACCCAGATGTAATGTTGTGCATTTACTGTGCTGCGAATGTTCTGCAGATTCGTGGTAGTCACACCCGGTGTGCCTTGACCATCATTGTAATCGTTACCACCGACAGATATCACAGCATACTGCGGATTCTGCAATGAAGCATTGTTAGTTACAGTATTCAACACATCGGCTGTAGTAGCACTGCTGCTGTTATTGGTTATGGTACCAGGATATGCTGCAGCTATGCCAGTTCCCACGCCTCCTGCTATATTATCGCCTACAACCACCACAGGTGCGCCGCTACCAGCTGCGGCATTGGTGTTGCTTGCCACAGGCGTAGTTGGTGCTGCATTGCTGGTGCTTGGATTGCTCCACGGGATGCCAGTGATGTCCATGCCAGGAACAAAGGTACCAGTGATGCCGGTGGTCGGCGCGGTAACCATCACCTGAGTATCACTCACAGCAATGGCCGGAACCTGTGCATTGTTTGATGTTTCAGCCTTGATTATGGCACCACTGTTTGGATTGTCTGGAGGATTGGCATTATTGAGTATGCTGCTTACTTCACCTCTAGCTTTGACAAAGATGCTACGACCAGCTTCAATGTTGACATCTAAATCTGCATGCAGGTTCAACGTACCTTGGCTGCGCACGCTGATATCGCTGCTGCCATAAACGTTGATGGCGCCGTTGACACCCAGCTCCATCCAGCTGTTGCCATCGCGGGTAATCATGTAGATAAAACCTTCGGTATCATTTATGATGATCTGCGTGCCCTGTTGGGTTCTCAGCCTTATGTACTTTTCGTCAAGATTGTCATCGATAACAAATTGATTACCACCTGGTGTTAGAATACCAAATGCTGCGTTGATGGGCTGATCTCTACGGGCACCTGCAGTGGTTATACCTCTTGCCGCATCCTGGTCCAGTCCCTGCACCTTGAGCTGATCAGCAAGCGGAGAATATACCGGTCCGTTGGCAGTACTGACAGAAATATCAGTGCGGATCTTATTATATTCCGCTACAGGTAGTCCATTGCTGCCACTGTCACCTGGTATGCCAGGTACCATGTGATTCATGTTCTGTTGATACAGACATCCAAACCATATGCCTCGACCTGGATCGCCGTTGATGAAACAACACACTACCTCGTTCTCAAGATCCGGCGGTACGAACCAAAATCCATAGCTGCGCTGCGTGTTGCGCCATGTAGGTCCAGATGTGTTATCATAAACGCTGGTAGCGCCTGCAAAGGGGCTAGAATAGCTGCAGATAAACCATTGATCAGGATCTAAGGGGTCGCCACTTACTTCTGGAATCCAAACCTTGATCCTGCCCATGCGGGTGGTATCATCAACTGCTTTGACAAATCCAACATATATTCCGTTTAGCTGGGTAGCACGACCATCTGGCGATAGATCATATGCGTCCGGGCTGTCAACTGTCCTCGTTGGTAAGACCATTTGTTACTTCCTCGATACAGTAAATTTATGCTCATGCACCAAAGGCATAGCCACTAGCTTGTTCAAAATTTTGAACAGGATCCGCCGGAGCATTACCGGCTGTGGACTTCTGACCTTCTTTGGCTGTGCTGATTGGATTTTGAGACAACACGTCTTTCTGAGCCTTAAGCGTCTGAGTGAACTTACCTTCCTTAAATATGTTGGTAGTTTCCACGACCATGTATATACCTGTGAAAAAGTCAGCACCTTGGTTATCACTCTTTGCCAAACCAGTGTCCTCGTCTATGACCACACCAACTCGCATTTCTAGCAAGAAGCAGTTGTCGCCTCCCAGATATGAAGCCTGTTCTGCTGTGCTACCTGTGCCCGCATTTGGGTTGTTGGTAAGCTGCACAGCAAGGCTATTGAGCTTGATATTGCTTTGGGCCAACCACCATGGATCCCCTCTGATTCCCAGTTCAATCATCTGGAATTCTTTCTGCACATTGCTAAAGATATTGCCAAAGATAGCTCCAACAAACCCAGTGCCATTGGCAAATGACTGGGCATTAGGATCTGAAGTAGTCTTGGTCTGGTCGGAGTTCTGTTGAGCATTCTGTAGAGAAGGTTTAGGATCAAAAATAGCAATCAGAGGCAAGGGCGGGTTGTTCAAGATAGCAGTATTGACATTGGTATCTTCCACATATGCAGTGGCCAATTGAGCCGTGCGGCTATCTATATAATTGTTCACAGTATTGGCCAGCTGATTAAGAGCAGGGTTTTTGGCTTGAGCTGCGGTCAATGCTAGCTGTCCAGTGCTCTGATTAAATTTCACTATGTTATCAGCAGCAGTTGCAGGCGAGCTGGATGTTGGAGCACCATTTATGGTTCTAGTTGGATTGATCTGTCCGTTGGCAATCGCCTGTTCTATGGCCTGCCTGCTGCCGCCAGTCTGAGGTAATCCGAGATCGTTATTACCAGGGGATGTCTTGTCTAGATTCTGTGCCTGTCCAGATGCAGCTCCTGTCTTGTCCTGGGGCTGAGTGCCTTTTTCCTTATTCCACATCTGGCTATCTGTCTTACTGAGTGCACCTTGTGCATATTGGCCGTAGCTATTTCCTTGGTTCCACGTTGGTTGCTGAAAAGCCCAAGTCATGTTCATCTTAAAATCAAACGTAAGAACCTCTGTGTTCAACCCAGTATAGATGTAATCATAACGCTTGACCAATCTGTTGTTCTGCACTAGGAACCTCAGCTTGGCCTCTTGAGTAGTAGGCTTCTGTGCATCTATTGCGCTTTGCATGTCAACATATGACTTGAGGGTTTCTGTGCGGAACATGGTATAGGTAACTTCTCTGGTATAGTTCCTAGTTGTCACATCAAAGCCTGTGATCTTGGTTGAACCGTATACCGTTACATAACCTATGATGCCGTGTTCTTGTTGGTTACCAGCACCCGGAGTAGACTTTCCTGTGATCCAATCTTGAGCTTCTTGGCAGAGATATACCGCATAATTTACTATGCTTTCTATGGCCTGACCCTTGTTGATCTTGATCGTGGTACCATTGGTGAACCAATGACCAGTTGAATCCATGCCACTGTTTCTGCTAACGTGCTTGTCTGTGTCAGCAGGACGTATCTTCCAATTTCGCCATGCGCTTGGATAAACGAAATTGTATGTAATTCTTTGTAGACCATCATTGTTCAGCTGACCCTGTTGTAGGTTCATGCCTTTTTGCAGATTATCAAAGAAATCTCCCAAGGTAACACAATCTATGGTCAATCCAGCCTGAGGTGTTGCCACTTGGTTCACTTCTGATATAGTGTTATCTACTGTAAACTTGATATGATATGTGGTACCAGCTTGTGTGGTAGTAGCCTCACAGTTAGCCAAGGTCACACGATACATGGTATAGAAAAGATGGTCAGCTGCAATGTTACCTTCTTCATCGTAACCTGTGAACCAAACTTCTATGAAGAATGGGCAGATCATGTGATTGATCACCCCAATCTGTTGTGATGAGAAATAGATCTTATCAAAAAGACTTAATCCAAGGGGTTCAGTAACGGTCATTTCAAAATCATATGCTGCCCACATGTTACGCTTTTTACCATTTGCGCCAGCCGATGATTTGATCTGGAGGTCAACTATATTAAATCCAGCAGTTACACCACTCTCAGCTATGACTGTCTTGGTCATATTACTGCTGTTTGGATTCTGCTCATTTACCTTGTTGTACGCTTCATACTCGCTTGTCATGAACCACGCAATGTGGTAGGTATAGGTAGCGTATTGGTTCAAGGGATTTTGTGCCGGATTAAAGCTTATGCCATATGTTGCCAACCTGGCATCAATGCCACCGTTGGTAGGTTGCACGGTCGGACCGCCTGAACCATACAACAGGTTTGGATTTTGTTCAAATGATTGCCTATCGCGATTGGTAAATGCATCAGCAGGACGAGGTGCCACATTCTTCACGTTGGCGTTATTGTCTAATACCTGAGGATTGTTTGGCGCAATCGCCACAGGACCGTTGTACAAAAGCTTAGCGGGTACCCCTGCAGCGATCTGCAGATTCCTAATATCCTGCTCTAATGCTTGGACTTTTTTTATATCGTCATATTCGTCTTTGCTGACCTGTACACCATTGATATACGGCATTAGCTCACCTTAATCAAACTATCTCGAGATGGAACATAAATGGCGAGTCCAGCTACAAAATCCCAGATTGGATCTTTAATGCTATTGGGATTGCGCAATGCGAATACCCACCAAAGCTGGCTTGTGCTATAAAACTGGTAACTGACCAGATCGGGTCTATGCTGATAGGTGAATTCTATCTGATAAAGAGTATCATTGCTCTGCGGTGCTATGTATTGTCCATTCCAAAAATCAAGATAGCTTACATAATTGCTTATCTGTTGTGTTTGGTAATATGGACTATATTGTCCGTAATTGACCTGTGTCATATCCACCTACCCTGTTTCATAAGCTCGCCCGTCCTAAAGGAGTCTAGGTTGAATGCACGTAACCTTGTAGCAGTGTTTTGTACCGTTAGGCTCACGCTTAGATTAAAGACAGATGGCAACCAGATATATCCACTGGTACCTTGTAAGCCGTTTTGGAACATGCTACTGGCTATGTATGCAGCATCGTATGCAGTCTGCTGGCTTAGCAACTGTGGTGTTATCTGAGTCTTGCTGTAGCCAGGTAGGTTGGTTTGGCTCTGCGAGTTATCATATGTCTGGGCTAAAGCCAAATCAACTGGCACATAATCCACGTCGTTTGGCAAGCCCACACTGAAATTGGTTATTACCACAGGCAGCTGATTGAACATGTACTGACCATAGGCATCAAACAACAACACTGGTGGTGGTGTACCAAGGTGCGCACCTGTTCCAAAATACATCTTGGTCATTGTGCGCATGAAATGTATTGCAGCCAGTGCATAAACGCCTTCTTGATTGTTTTGCACGCTGAAATCGCCGCTTACGTTGAACTTTGCAGCCGGAGTCTTGGTATATGACAGTATCTCTTGGTTAACATGAACCATGTCCAAGCTGCTGTAGTCAACGCTTTGTTCCCAGGTTATGGTTGGCTGATATGGCCACACCACACCGTTGGTAGCTCGCAATGGCTGCAGCAAACCACTGCCGCCATAGATGTTTGGGCCGCCCGATACAGCACCGGGCTTTGGTCGCAACCTTACTCTCCTACCTTGCGCATCGCTGTCATTGCTATAGCTAGGTGGGTTGTTGTTAGACGTCTGTGCCGGCGGTATACCGCCAGGTGAACCACTGCCATTAGGTGACGACTGATCGGGCATATAAATATTCCAAATGTTCTAATGACTATTTATGGTGGTAAAATCACCAATGATTTTCGTGATATCAATTTGACATAGCTGGTATATTTGGTACAAATTACAAGAGTGCGTCCAAATCGCGCCGATCAATAAGGTGATAAACAAATCATGGCTGTAGTGACTAAGATCAAATACCTTACTAACAAAGACCTACTAGAAGAAATACACCGCAGCAAAAACACCTATTGCGAATTCATAGAAAACAGATACGCTAGCTACGACATCATCGTGAACGATCTCGCCAAGGTCACCGAAGAGAGACTGGAAGACGCTCGCAAGTCCAAGCTGGATCAGATGGCAGTAGCAGCCAAGAAAGCAGCTATAGCAGCCGGCACTAGGAATCCTGTGATAAGTTTGGATCCAAATAGTGTGCAGATTGAGGATATCGTGATACGATTGATGACGTTTGATCACATACCAATCAATGAAGAAAAAGCACACAAGGCCAAGACAGAAGCTGAACGGCACTTAAAATGCAACTTCCCACCATACCAACACTTCATATGCAGAGAAGGTGAGTTTATCTGCGTTGGCAAGAGCCATTGGCAGGGCGGTTTGGAAAACGGACATTTCAATGTCACACATGGCAAGATGACCAACAAGCTGGCCATGATGTTCATGAAGCTGGTTGAGCGTTATGGGCATCGCGGCAACTGGCGCGGTTACACCTACATTGACGAGATGAAGAGCCAAGCACTGCTACAGCTAAGCCAGATTGGATTACAGTTTGACGAGAGCAGGAGCGAGACTCCAAATCCATTCGCATACTACACAGCAGCTATAACCAACAGCTTCACTCGCGTGCTCAACATAGAGAAGCGCAACCAAAACATCCGCGATGACATCCTCATCATGCATGGCGCCACTCCGAGTTACACTCGCCAGACTGAAAACGACATGGCTAACCAGCAGGCCAGAGCAGCTGCTGATGCGGCTATCGCGTCCAAAAAGAGCACTTGATCATTATGTGCTGATGCCGTAACATAACAGTGCATGGCAAAAGACATAGACTTTTCAAAGACAGTGTACTTCACAGATATCCATTATGGTCTCCGCAACAACAGCAGAGAGCACAATGCCAGCTGTGAACAGTTCATAGAATGGATGATCGAGCAAGCCGAGGAATGGGGCAGCAAGAACTGCATCTTTGGCGGCGACTGGCATCACAACCGCAGCGTTATCAACGTGAGCACGCTCAACTATTCAGTGAGTGGGCTCAAGAAGCTGAATGATTACTTTGATAACGTGTTCTTCTTGCTGGGAAATCACGATCTTTTCTACAGAGACAAGTATGAAATCCACAGCGTACCATACATCAAGGAATTCCCTAACATACGCTTGATAGAAACTCAACAAGAGTTTGATGGTGTAAGCTTCATACCTTGGTTAGTAGGCGACGACTGGAAATCGGTTCCAAAGATCAAAGCACCATACATGTTTGGGCATTTTGAGCTACCTCGCTTCAAGATGAACGCTATGGTAGAGATGCCCGATCACGGCCTGCTCAACGAGACCCACTTTGCCAACCAGCAACAGGTGTTTACTGGCCATTTTCACAAGCGACAGAACCGAGGCAAGGTTTGGTATACTGGCAACTGCTTCCCGCATGATTACTCAGACGCGTGGGATGACAACCGCGGCATCATGCTGTGGGAACCAGGTAACGATCCTGTGTTCCGTGCTTGGCCAGGCGCTCCAAAATATCGTACCACTCCACTGAGCACGTTGTTGGAAGATCCAGAAGCTATCATCGACGCCAAGACATATGCTCGCATAGCTGTTGATATAGATGTGACATACGAAGAAGCTAACTTCCTCAAGGAACTGTTTGAACGCGAGCTCAATGCCCGCGAGGTAAATCTACAAGTTGCCAAGGTTGATGCACAAGGAGCCATACCAGATGGCGACATCAACTTTGAAAGCGTTGACACTATCGTGATCAGCCACTTGCAGAGCATAGAATCAAATACCATAGATCGGCAGCAGTTGATCCAGATCTATCAGAGCATATAAGCATGTTGAAACTGAAAAGCGTAAGCCTCAAGAACTTCTTGTCAGTAGGTGCAGTCACTCAGGCTGTGGACCTCGATCGCAACGGACTAACGTTGGTCTTGGGCGATAACCTCGATCTCGGAGGCAACGGCTCGCGCAACGGTGTTGGCAAGAGCACTATCCTGCAAGCCATCAGCTATGGACTCTACGGCGAAGCACTGACCAACATCAAGCGGGATAACTTGGTAAACAAGATAAACGGCAAGAACATGGCCGTTAGCATCGAGTTTGAGCTCAACGGTCACACGCATCGCATAGAACGTGGTCGCAAACCGCAGTTCTTCCGTTGGATGGTTGACGATGAAAGCAAGGTAGGCGAAGAAGCCACGGATGAAGCACAAGGCGATGCTCGCGACAGCCAAAAGGACATCGTCAAGCTCATAGGCATGAGCCATACGCTGTTCAAGCATATCGTAGCGCTCAACACCTACACAGAGCCATTCTTGGCCATGGGTGCTGCCAAGCAGCGAGAGATCATTGAAGAGCTGCTGGGCATCACACTGCTGAGCCAAAAAGCTGAAAATCTCAAGGAACTGATCAAAGGTACTAAAACTGAGATTGATCAGGAAGAGTTTCGCATACGAACTGTAAAGACAGCAAATGAAAAGATAGCCAAGGCTATCGAGGATCTGCAAAACAAGATCAACAACTGGGATAACAAGCATCTGCAAGAAGTAGCAACTCTCGAAGCTGCTATAGAACAGCTTGAACTGCTTGACATTAAAACAGAGCTTGACAACCATAAGTTGGTAGAAACGCACAGAGAACTTGGTAAAGCACTAGCACAGCTGCGCAAGGATCAAAGCCTCAAGAGCAGACATGCTGGACAGCTAGAGACGCAGCTCAATAGCTTGCTAAGCCAGTTTGAACGTGCTAGCGTGCACAAACAATGTCCCATGTGCGAACAGCAGATCAAGGATCACAAACACGAAGACATCATTGGCGAGCTAGAAGGCAAGATTGCCACGCTGGACCAACAGGTAAATGCCGAGAAACAAGAGATCGCAGAACTA